GGTAGTGGATCTAAAGATGCTTGTTACCATAAGGTCAAGTCTCGTTATTCTGTATGGCCTTCTGCATATGCCTCAGGTGCTTTGGTTAAGTGTCGTAAGGTTGGTGCTGCCAACTGGGGAAATAAATCAGAATCTGTAGAACTTTCCAACTGGAGAGATGATTTCAAGGCAACTGAATATGAGTTTACTGATATCATCAAACCAGAACCAATCAAGGGTGGAGTAATTGAAGAAGGTTCTTTCAAAATTGATCCCAAAGCACATAGACAGTCACAAAGAGAAAAGAAAATTAGAGATAGAACTAAAACGGGAGATGAAGGATCTTCAATAGCAAAGACAAAAACAAAAGGTCCTGACTTGATGGGTGAGGAGCAGATTGAAGAAGGACAAAAGTGTTGGAAGGGATATGAGAAGAAGGGCACCAAAAAGATGTTTGGTAAAACATACAACAACTGTGTAAAGAAAGAAGAAAATGAAATCGATGAAATGATTTCAACTACAGGTATCAGAGTTCCTGATCAAGAAAAAGTTAAAGCAAGAAAAACAAAACCACAAAAGAAAAAACTTCCTAAAGGATATGTAAAGTTCTTTGATAAAAAAGGTAAGGGTCGTATTATTGACGGCAAAAAAGTTTATGAGGAAGGATATGCACCTGGTGATGTGGATCAGAAAGTTGGTGCCGTCACTGCCATTCCTAAGAAGGAGCAAGATGCTGCAAAAGCAAGATTACTTGCTAAGGCAAAAGCAAAACGTGAGAAGATGAAAGAAGAAAATGAAATCTACGAGGGCGAGGGAAAGCACACACCAACAAAATCAGATTTAGAATCAAAAATCGGTGGAGGCAACCTCAAGAAACTTTCAAAAAAAGCATCAACAAGAATTGATTATGATGTTGACGGTGATGTAGATCCACAAGATAAAGTTGAGAAGTCAAAAGGTGATTATGGTGAGGAACTTCCAACTCCATTTGGAAAATTTAAAACTAAAATTAAGAAAGAAGAGTTTTCTGATTGGAAAAAAGAATTTAATGAAGGTGCTGCCTGGACCAAAAAGGCAGGAAAGAACAAAGAGGGTGGATTAAATGAAAAAGGAAGAAAGAGTTATGAAAAAGAAAATCCAGGAAGCGATCTTAAGAGACCTTCAAAGGAAGTTGGGAACCCTCGTAGAAAGAGTTTTTGTGCGAGAATGAAAGGTATGAAGAAGAAACTAACTAGTAGTAAGACTGCTAACGATCCCGATAGCAGAATCAATAAGTCCCTTAGAGCTTGGAACTGCTGATATGAAAAACTTTAAACAATTTCTCTCAGAAAGCATTACCATCAATGGTGATTTTAACGGAACACTAACTTACGGAGGTACACCTGCCCAAGAACAGACATCAGAATCTTTCTTTGCCGATGTTGTCTGGGAAGGAAAAATGTATCGTCTTGAAATAGAAGGCAAAATGCTTTCTAAAAATGAATTAGCAGAACAAATTCAAGGACAATATCCAGGAGCAATGGTTCAAAACATTTATCCAGGTGAGGCACCTTCTAAAATTAAAAATTCTCAGAGATATAGACCAGAAAGATTAAGTTGGAGTGACTGATTATGGCTCAGTGGAATAAAGATACACAAGATTATCTAAATCAAACAAGGACAAACTTTGAAGTGTTTATGTGTGCCGACAAGTACGGCAACATCGGTGCTTGTGGTGGAGATACTGAATTTGATATAAATGTTGCCGCTGGTATTGTAACCACAATGGCAAATGTTCATAAGTTTGGTGCCGTAGTATCATCATCAGCAACTTATGATACTGTTTGGACTGAACGGGGAGCATATTCTTTCCCATCATCAGCATCTGTCGTAAATATTATTTCATCATCTTCAACTGATGATGATAGTGCTAATACTGGTGCTGAAACAGTTGTGATTCAAGGATTGGATGGTGATTACAATGAAGTTGAAGAAACTTTGAGTACTGATGGAACTAGTTCAGTAACTGGTTCACAACTTTTTTTACGAGTTCATAGAGCATTTGTTGCTTCTGGTGTAACTAATGTTGGTGATATTAATATTAGGCACGGAACAACTGTTGTCTGCCAGATTGCTGCAGATATGGGACAGTCTCAAGTTGCTTACTATACAATTCCAGCAGGTAAAAGTGGATATCTAAGGTCGTTTGCTGCAACGATGAATAAGAACCAAGAAAATTCAGTTCGTTTATTTCAAAGACCTTTTGGTGGTGTATTCAGAGTTGCTAGTGAATTGAATCTATATAATAGCAATATGCATACAACATTTAGTATCCCAATTTATTTCACAGAAAAAACTGATTTAGAAGTAAGAACATATACGGGATCTAACTGTACCGTATCATCGATGTTTGATTTATTGATTGTAGATAATTAATTTTTATGAGTGAAGTATATCTTGGTAATCCAAATCTAAAAAAAGCAAATACATCAATTGAATTCACTGAGGATCAAATTATTGAATTCCTCAAGTGTAAGCAGGATCCGGTGTACTTTGCTAAGAATTATATTAAAATCGTCTCTCTGGATGAAGGTCTAACACAGTTCTCTCCATATCACTTCCAAGAGAAGTTAATTACAAATTTCCATGAGAACAGATTTAATATTTGTAAGATGCCTCGTCAAACGGGTAAATCTACTACAGTCGTATCATACCTTTTGCATTATGCTGTATTCAATGACAGTGTAAACATTGGCATCCTGGCAAACAAGGCAGCAACTGCAAGAGAATTGTTACAAAGATTGCAGACTGCTTATGAAAACTTGCCTAAATGGATGCAACAGGGTATCTTGTCATGGAACAAGGGTTCAATGGAGTTGGAAAATGGCAGTAAGATATTGGCAGCATCTACGTCTGCAAGTGCTGTCCGAGGTATGTCATTTAACATCCTCTTTCTCGACGAGTTCGCATTCGTCCCGAATCACGTTGCTGACTCGTTCTTTGCATCTGTTTATCCTACTATTACTTCTGGTAAAAACACCAAAGTAATTATCGTATCCACACCACACGGTATGAATCACTTCTACCGTATGTGGCACGATGCAGAGAGAAGTAAAAATGAATATATTCCAACTGAAGTTCACTGGTCAGAAGTTCCAGGTAGAGACGTAATCTGGAAAGAACAAACCATTGCTAACACGTCAGAACAACAGTTCCGTGTTGAGTTTGAATGTGAATTCCTAGGTTCTGTCAATACTCTTATCAATCCGGCAAAACTTAAGACTCTTGTATATGATGATCCAATACAAAGAAATGCTGGACTAGATGTATATGAAAATCCAATCAAAGAACATAACTACCTTATTACTGTTGACGTTGCTCGTGGCTTGGGGAACGATTATAGTGCATTTATCGTGTTTGATATTACAGAGTTTCCCTATAAGGTAGTTGCCAAGTATAGAAATAATGAAATCAAACCAATGCTATTTCCAAGTGTTATCTTGGATGTAGCAAGAGGATATAATCAATCGTGGTTATTGATTGAAGTCAATGATATTGGAGATCAAGTTGCAAGTATTCTCCAATATGATTTAGAGTATGAAAATATTCTTATGTGTGCCATGAGAGGTAGAAATGGGCAGGTAGTTGGTTCTGGATTTAGTGGTAAGAAATCCCAACTTGGTGTCAGAACAACTGCAGCAGTGAAAAAGTTGGGATGTTCTAATCTCAAAACTCTTATTGAAGATGATAAATTAATTGCATCAGACTATGAAGTCATCTCAGAGTTAACTACTTTTGCACAAAAAGGTAACTCTTTTGAAGCAGAAGAAGGTTGTAATGATGACCTGGCAATGTGTCTTGTAATCTTCTCTTGGTTAGTTGCACAAGACTACTTCAAGGAGATGACTGAAAATGATGTAAGAAAGAGAATATATGAGGAGCAGAAAAATCAGATTGAACAAGACATGGCACCATTCGGATTCATTCAAGATGGATTTAATGATGAGACAACTTTTGTAGATAATTCTGGAGATAGGTGGTATGCAGATGAATATGGTGATCGTTCATATATGTGGGATTATATGTAATGTCTTTTGATGATGAGATTGAATTAGAACATCTATTGTTTCTTGAAAGAAAGTGTAGAGTGTGTGGAAAGGTAAAGAATTTATTAGATGATTTTTATAAGACTAGAAAAGATAGAACATTGGCATCTTCATATTCATATGAATGTAAAGTTTGCACTGTAGACAGAGTTAAGTCTACTAAAAAGAAAAAAGATATTACTTGGGAATACCCCGATTGGTAGTTCATGCAGAGTTTCCCCAGTGAAAATACCCCTTTCCATAAATATTTTTAGATAAATTTGGACTGCGAG